AGAAGAATATCTTATTGAAAGACATGACAGGTTGTAGGTTTGCTTTTACTCTCTCTGTATTGAGTTTTATTCCGAAAGCTATAACCTTCTGTATCTCTTTCGCTGCTTCATCAGTAGTATTTGGATTATTAACTTCATTAATGTCATTGGGAGTTGGCAACAGCTTTGCGGCGTTTATTTCCTTAATATCACTAAACACTTGATTCGTATAATCGGCGAGCTTCTTATCATTCTCTGCCTTAGCGTCCGGTGGTTTGGTTTCGACAACAGGTTCTTTGGGTTGAGCTTTCATACGTTGCTCCCATTTAGCATCTGAGATACGCATTTGCTCTTCTGCAATTTCTTTCCAATCCTTCGGTACTCTATTCTCTTTTTCCCATAATGGAATAAGCTCATCAAGTTCTTTTTGTTTCTCTAATACGGATTTATCCTTATCTAATATTTCGGCAACTTTCTCCTCGAATGCTTTTCGTGTTTCTGTTCCCACTCGTGATGCCGCTTCTTCTGCTGCTTTTCGCGCAACTTCTTCGATGTTTGAAGTTTGAGGTACTTCTTCTTTCTTTCCTTCTTCCGGAAGTGTTTGTTTGACTTCCACTTTTTCAGTTGATACAACCTCTCCTTTTTTTTCCTCTTCTGTCTCTTTTGGTTCTTCCTTTTCCTTAGCTTCCATATTAGCTAGATATTTCGCTCTTCGTTCCTTAATACTTTTCTCTTTTACATCAGAGACTATCTGACGCATGGAGCGTCCACCATCTCTTCGATAAACAAACTTGTCTTGAGCTGCTGGCGATGCTTCAGTTTTAGTTTCTTCCGCGGGTGCATCTTCGTAGCGTGGTAATAATCGTGTGAAATATGTTTTCATATAACTATTATAGCATTAGCATAGGAACTACATTATACGTGGCGATGCAACAGGTGGTTGCGTAGGCGGACTAATCGGAACTCCGCTTGTATTCCCCGCGCTTGGATTCTGTGGCATGGCAGGAGCTGGTGCTTGAGGAGCAGGTTGAGGCATAGGTTGTTGTGGGGCTGGTTGAGCAGGAGCAGGCGCACCTTGTCCTGCAACTGAAGGAATAAGAGCGCTTTGCTGAGGCAATGGCATTTGTGCTTTCATGAGCGCTTGCGCTAATGCTTCTGAGGTATCCAGTCCTTTACTCACTTTTTGTAAATAAGCGATAGGATCAGCTTTCGCAAGAATGAGCTTCTCTGTGAGTCCGTCAGGGTCAGGAAGACCCATCATGACATAAAAACTATGTGGATCTACCATTTGCATCTTCGCCATATCCATAGCGTTATTCTGCGCTTTAAGTTTATCTGTTCCGCTTGCTTTAATCTTAATCAACATTCCTTCATCCCACCCGTTTTGATGTAAGCGTTGATAGACCGCTAGCCCAGCATTACCTAACAACCATTTAAAATGCTTAGGTGTATAGCGAAGTATCCCCCACTGTGCATCCCATTCAGCCATCCATAACGCTGCATCATTAATCGTATCTTCTACTAGATCATCGGCACTTGTGAAATCACTTTCACGGCCTATTTGGGTATTAGTAGCAGGCGTATTATGTTGTATCTCCCCTCGTACAGCGTTTGAATGAGCGACAGCATACATCCTATCTCGTGTCTTATCTTGATATTCATATTGATCTCGGGTTGGACGCTCAGGGGCGACAAACTCGTGCACCTCTCGTGGCGATCCTTCCACAGAAACATCCTCATTTGGTGCGTTCATATCAAGCTCTTCCACATCCGAAGGAGTTAATGCTGCTTTAGCCCAAATATGATGTCCTCTATTCTTGATTGTTTCAGCTATCTGTTTCCCTCCATCATCTACCGTTACTTGATTGCGGATATTCTGTTCAATACGCGATGTTTCATCATAGGGCTGTATTCCCCATTGATCATAGCCCATAAAATAGAACGGTTTTCGTGGAAACTTAAAATAGTTTTTGTATACTTTCTCCTGTTTTACATGCGATGGCACTTGGCCTGTCATAAGAATAGCTTGAAGCTCTTGTCCATTTAATCCTCTCTTCTCTTGCCCCTGTTTCCCCTGGTCATAGACGAAGTATCTATCCTCTCCTTCATAATCAAAGTTAGGATTCTTCATCTTGTGTAAAATAACCTTCTTATATTTCCACAACACACCATGAACTAATTCAACTTTCGTATCAGATTGACGCTTTAAGTAGTGAAACCATACTTCACGATAACGTACCTTTGTAGCAAGAGCTGAGTAGGTTTCCATACGTCCTGGCATTAGGCCGTCTGATTCAAGCTGTGTGATAAGTTCTTCTTTCTTTTGTGGAAACTTTAAAAAGAGTTCGTGGATTGATTCATCAGGAATAATATGGGAGACAAACTGCATCTCGTCAGCATTCTTAGTTGAACAGGTATGATCAACCTCAATAAGATCTGGATGTATTGCCCCAAACTTACGATCATCAGTTGCCGGATCCCACCATGTTTTAATTACTCCGGTAAAATAGACAGGGTGATGTTTAAACGCTAGTCCTAATACAAATCTATTTTCACGGTCTTTTACTTGTGAGTTAATGGCTTTACTGTATTGTTCAGCGAAGAGTGTTTCATCATCTGATTCGTCATTCTCCGGCTCTACAATAAAATCAGGAAGGCGTGCCATAGCGAGCGGTTTTATTGTTCCTTCTATTTCATAGAGCACATTATCCTGAAATTTATCTTCCCAATCTTTATAGCCATGTTCCTTTTCACGATCTAAATTCTGTCTTCCCCATAGGTAAACTTCATTTTTCTTGCGCCTCTTAAAGAGATCATATTTATCTTCATAGAAAGTGTTGTAGTCTTTTACCCAATCATCAACGATATCACACAACTCGTCATCAGGGATATCAAGTTGAAGCGGATCTATAGGGGAGAATGAGTTAATGCCCTCTTCATCAACATGCTTGGCAGGATCTTGATCGTCATAGCTTGCCTGCATCTTACGGCCTTCCATATTGACATCATAGCGTGGTAATAATCTGTGAAATCTATTCATAAAAAAAGCACAAAGCCGTTAAGCTATGTGCTGTAGCAAAATTATATCATATTACAATGTCCCGAAGTTGGTATTCCTTTTTACAATCAGGCTTACTACATGAAAAATCTGCAGGTAAAGTAAGGATCTTTTCAGGTTGTAATTGTTTCACGATATTCTGATTATATTCAAGAAGCGGCGTTCGACAGATAAGACAATAAAAAACGGGATTATCAGGTCTTACTATAAGAGTGAGACGGGTTCTTGTTCCTTTATCAAAAGAGGATATCATCTGATAACTATAGATCTCTTTACATTTATGACATTTAGATAGAACCGCTGTGATATTCTTTGTTTCAAAACCAGGAAGAAGATTGACAATATGTCCTTTTATCTGTGCTATTCCTGTTGCACAATAAGGACAATAAAAATAGATAACTTTATCCGGCTTTTCTTTATCAGGAGCGATAACAATAGTGGTAAAGGTAAACTCTATAGACTCATCACGAACGGTTGCTAGCATGTCTCTATTATATATTAACAACAGAAACTACTTTGCTTTGATTACAAATTTATCGAGATTAATCATATGATGCTCCATATTTTGTACCGGAGTAAAGAACTTTGCCGCATTACCTCGCACCTCATCATGTCGCTTATGTACTCCTTGGAAGCCGTCAATAAGCTTTATATTCTTGAGACAATACCTATTACCATCTCCCGCGTGATCCTCACCTTCCGTGTTAACATCCTCGGGTTTTGTCTCATCATGAATCAAATCAGGAATAGTTCTAATTGCGTTGACACATGTTGACGACCATTGACAGAATGGTTCTCCATCAGGGCCGTCTCCCATCCAACGATCCATGTATACCCAACCGGGTATTCTATCATTGTTTGCCTTTTGGAGAATACGCCACTTATCATCGTCACTCATAAACTGATCTCTAATACTCACCGAGACCATATCATTGCCCTTATTGAAGATTGTAGGATCAGCATGTACCCATGATATATCTGCGAGTGTTAGATCAAATCGCTTCAAGTCTCGTTTTATCTCCTTACTCCATTCTTCAGGTGATTTCTTTGTGCCATACGCTTCATAGAAGAATTTGACTCTATAAAAAGGAAAGACGTCGTTTTTATCATCTCGGTAGAATATCTTGTTAACTGTTGCAAGATGCAATGAGAAGGGCTTACTGGATCCCCAATCCATACCGCCTACAATCAATTCATCTTTCTTTGGAACGAATGGATTAATGACATGCTTTGCATAGCGCCATTTATCAAAGAACTGTCCATCAGGCGTATCCCAATCTCCCTCTAGCAATGTCTTCTTTATCTTTATAGAGGTTGACAATCTGTCAGAATAATCAGGGTCACGCTTGACTAAGATCTGATTATCATTGAGCTTTGAGGGAATAAAGACATGCTTACGTAACTGTCCTGTTTCGTATTTGTAATCATGGACTACTTCCCTTTCACCCAGATTAACAAATCTATCTCTAAAATGAGCATGACCAATATTGCCAGGATTAGTTGCCAAGGCAGTGAAAGGTTTAAAGGTAGGATAATTAACAGTAGCACGGTTACGAGTAATAAGGTAGTCAATAATTTCAGCTGTAAACTGTGTGCTTTCATCTATGAGTAATATATCAATTTGCCAGGATTGATAGTTATACATATCCCGTGGGTCTTTACAATGACAAAACTGCATGAGTGATTTAGTGGGAAAATGCCAGCGGTGTTTCTGTTCGTTATATTTGGCTATATTTGATAAGAGTTGCGTAGAGCGTTGTATAGCTCCCCCTACTCCTTCGAGCTGAGGGAATTCACGACGGAAATAGGCTATGTTAAGACCAGGATATGCTAACGCGGCTACGAGACCGATTGCAAGTAACGTGTCAGTCTTTCCACCTCCTGCTGATCCTCCGTAGCCAATAAGATCTGCGACAGCTTGAGTGAAAGGACTCCCTGAGCTACCAGACGGGCGCAGTTCCCAATTAGTAGCAAACGGCTGGCTGAGTCCTGCGGCTTTAAGACAGACGAGTTGGCGTTCTTGCGGTTCCCAGTTGATTTCATAATTACTCATTCTTACTTTTAAATATCACTGAGATAGGCTCTCCATCAACCCCTGAATGTTCGTTTTTATTTACCTGTTCATCTTTCCAACCAAAGTTATTCTTTAGGTTAAATATAGACCCTGATTGTGCTTTGCCATCCATGAGCCTTGTTTCAACATCTTCATGTATTTTCTCTCTAGCATCTTTAATAGCGTCAGAAAATTCATCCTTTTGACTATATTCAATTAATCCTTGTCGAGATAGTCCTAAACGTCTAGCAAGCCCTGACATTGTATAGGGGGCAGGAAAAGATACAAAAAACTCTTTGCCTGTATCATCAGCTTTTTTAATTGCCCGATTATCACACCATTCAAAATATTCATTTATTATATTCTGCAATTCTTCAACTGTTGAATATTTAACAGGTCTACCTACCGGATTTGATTGTGGTTCTTCATCATTCATGTTTTTGTAATCGTATAAATACCTGTGTCAATTGACTCACTGCATTTTCTCTCGCATAAAAAAATAACTCATCTGACGTTGATTGTTCTAATTTACTTATCGCTATATTATTATCAACAATTTTATCGTATGTTGCCATTAAGATATGTATAAATTCATGGATAATAATAGCGTCTTCATTTACCGGATCACTATCAAATCTAAATGTTATTACCGCTTTACAATATACAGGATCAGCATATGTTTGAGCATTTGCGTTAAGAGCTGCATCTTTCTTAATTTCTATATTCCAATTTTGTAAACCGAATAACTCTTGATAATATTTTATCTTTTCTTCCATATTATATCATTTAGTATGTTTTTGTTGCTCTAAGATCCTTCGATGCTCTGCAAGTATAAGATCGTTGTCTAGCGTTTCTTTCATCGCCTGTCGCGCCTCACGCTTTTCAATAGGCTGATTCTTTAACCAAACCTCCTGGGCAGATGGAGGTTTGATTCTTCCCGTCGGGATAGTTTGGGTTTGTTGATGGGTAAGTTTTTTAATTACTAATTTACCATTCTCTAATATTTCTATTGTTTTATCTTTATTCGCAGTATATCCAGCAAAATAGCCGATAAAATATATAATTACATAGGAAATTGCAAGTTCTATTATCATATTGTTATTGGATTATATTTATATTCCACACTATCATTTTTTTTTACTGTTGGTTCCATGTCCGATGCTAGTGCGTAGTTATCATATTCTTTAGGAAGAAGAGTTAATAATTGAGGAAGATGAGAAGTATCAGTCATATCGATAATAAGGGTACAAACATATTCAAATTTATGAACAACAAAATAAGGAGTGGCGGTTAATTTATTTCTGATAATATCGCCTTTTTTCCAACTACATTGGATTGATTTATCATATTCATATTTCCTTACTGATCCTATGTGGACACTTTTTGCTTTCATAAATTAACCCTCTTTTTTATAATACTGATATGCCGCGCTTGACCCTGCGTTATGATAACCAGATTCTCTAATTTCTTTATCAGAATAGCCTAACTCCTTTGCTCGTTTAACTCCATATAATTCAACCCAACGTTTATTTAGATATCCTTTAATATGCTGTGGCTCTATATCATCAGCCATCCTGCGTCTATCTTCTTTTATTGCCTCACTCACAAACTCAGTCTGCTCTCCGGCTCTCTTTCTATTCTTGGCCGTTCCGTTTTGACATGCCTCACAAGGTAACCAGCCCCAATAAGGATCGTAAACTGCTGGGCTCTTCTGACAAATATTGCATATCATACTTATTTCTTTAAAGTAATACGCAAGACTGCCACTCACGTATTACTCAAAGGAAATAAAGTTACTTTCTTTTCTTTTTCTCTTTTTTCTTTTTATCTTCTTTTTTATCTTCCTTCTTTTCTTTCCATTTACTTTCAGCCATGATACCTCCTTTCTTTATTTATTCCTCTTCAATGTCAGGGACGATAATATTTCGAGTAGTAACTATTTCAATAGCAACTGAAACTGCATTCTTGATCGCTTCAATTGACACCTCGATTGGATCTATGATACCAGCTTTAATAAGATTTTTCACCTGTCCATCTGTCACATCAATACCGTATTCTTTTGGTTTCTTATTCATAGCAAGAGCTATCTCAACTTCATCAAATCCTGCATTAGTAATAAGTTTCTGGAAAGGTATATAAAGAGCCTGATGGAGTATTTTATTGGTAAGAGGGTTAAAATCAGATTTTCCAGGCAAATCTATTGGAGAAATAAATGCCTCTAATGCTTTTCTTGCTTCGAGATAAACAACTTCTCCTCCTGGTACAATTCCAGTTCTCATAGCTGCTCTGGTTGCTGCTATAGAATCAATGACACGCTCCCTACGACCTTTCATTTCAACTTCCGTATTACCACCCACTCTAATTACTGCAACTCCGTCTGTGAGCTTTCCGAAGCGCGCTTTCATACGTTCCTTATCAAATCCCTCATCGAGTTCATCCATCTGTTTTTTAATTGCTTGTGCTCGTTTTTTGATATCCTCCTTGGTTCCCCTACCTCCTGTGATAATCGTATCTTCTTTAGTTGAACAAATATATTCAGCAAAGCCTAGATCATCGACCTTGATGTCTTCTAGTTTATCGCCTTTCTCCTCTGAGATAAATTTAGCATCGGTTAAGATTGCTAGATCTTGAAGAATGTTCTTTTGGTCTTGACCCATTGAAGGAGCTTGGATACAAAGAGGAAGGATTGAATTGTTTTCGTATTTGTTTTTAAGAAGAAGAGGGGTTACATCTCCTCCAATTTCAGGGGAGATAATAACAAGAATCTTTGAGGTCTTTACAAATTCAATTAAGAAGTTTTGTATTTTAATAAAGCTTGTTATTGGTTGATCTGTTATGAGAAAATAGGCATTTTCAAGGAGTGCCTCCATTCGCTGCGGATTAGTAACAAAGAAAGGA